CCAAGGTAAATCTTCAGTTGGCATTTTATTTTTATCTGGTGAATGAAATCCAAAACAACGTACCTTTACTCGATTAAGATATAAAGGATCCGCCCGATCTTCTACGACACCAGTAAACCAAATAAAATTATTACTCATGAAATTCATATTATGTTCTCTTATGCACAGAGTCTCTTCTTATTTTAAGACTCATATAATAACCATCATTATTAAATACGTGTGTATTGGACACAACAAGATATCTGCCAGATAGCATTGAATCATTAATACTTTCAGACTCAGTAGATAATCCTAGTTTTGATAAATTTATATCAATAATAGATCCACAGCTTAATCGTGCATCACCATATAATCTTATAGTATGTTCCAGCTGTTCCATATTTGCAATAATGGATTGTCTTACAGCTTCTTTATATTGTGTAAACTGATGGCAATTAAATTCATTATTTTCAATCAATGCAAATTGATTTAAAGGAACGTATATATTATTTACTTCTGTTAAATTGTTTGGGCTTAATCCGCTAATATTAAAATCTTGATTCCATACTTGATCAGAATCTTTACCATCAATCATCGGTGGTATATCTTCAAACGAATTATAATCAAATGTTTTATAGTCTTTTGTAGACCAATCTAATGTATGTGTTCTAGTAATATAAGATCCATATTTCATGGAATTATACGGAGAAAATCCTAGCTTAGAAGAAATTGATAGTATTCTCTTTCTTTTCTCTTCAAACGAACTTTCTGTTTGTGATTCTGAAGTATAAAAATATGATTGAGTATATGAATCATAATTTTCTTTCGAAATCATATTATAATATGAATCTAAAATGTATGCGTTATCTAATAATGTTTGATAAACAAAAAATGGAGTACCATTTGGTGTCATTGTTTTATTTAAAATAGAAGATATTACTTCCGAATATGTTTTACGATTTGGATAATATCTCATTATACCTAAAGAGGAATCAGTTCTTACATCAATATCAGTGCCAAGGTTATTATATAAAGCTTTTAATATTTCAATAGGCGTACCAGAAATAGAATAATCTACTCTTTTAAATTTCGAAACTAAACCAAAAGGTGATATACAGCGTATACGATAAGCTTGCATATCTGGTTTAGGCCGACCAAACATTGGAATATCAAGAACATACCAATCGCTTTGAAGTATAATTACTTCTGATTCTTTATCCATTTGTTTATCAATGCTAATGCTTATTTTTTCATTACCAGTGATATTTAAATCTTCCATTAGACCAGTACCTTCACCAATATCCACGTCTGCCATTAAGACAGATTGATATATTGATTCATATATTGTTACAGAAGCTACTATTCGAGATATATCTACTTCTCTACCATCAGCAGAAAATATTCTAATTGACATAGAATATGATTCTGGACTAATAGATGTACCTTCTGTAAGGTGTATACCGCTTGATCTAGGCATTGATTAATTTCTTATATTTCGTCGCAAAAGTACGAACCATTGCTGGATTCAAAACTCTAATTTTGGATTTAGAATCATTTTCTTCGTGTTCGTATTCAAAATTTGTCACTTGAAAAGTACTAGTATCGTCACTAAAATTAGTTCTACTTATTTTCATGCCATTACTGTCTATATAATGGTGTGTTGCAACCTTTTCGTCTTCAACGGATACTCGATATTGCGATGTTGAAATCATTGATTTTAATTCAAGTGTCATATTTGGATTTGTTGCAACGCTTAAATCAATACCTTCTGCTTCAATTACGCTAATCGTTTCATCTTGAAAGTTTCCAGTAACATCAGTTAGAAATATTCTATTCATGTCAATATCAACTTCATCAATTATTCCAGTAGCGCCTGAAATGGATCCCTCAACAGTTTGTCCAGCTGCAAAGATCTTTACTTCACCGTCAACATTTTGCCAGTTAGGTGTTACAATAATTGGTTGTTGAATTAAATGGTCCGTACCAATTTCTGTAGTTCTAGAAAAATTAGTAATTACAGTTCGTGAGTAATGCTGATTAATATAATTTTCTAATTCATAATAAGTTTTTGGCCAAGAATGTAAACCATTCAATAACTGACGATTTAACAAAAAGAATGTCCAGTAATAAACGGGAGTATTGTACAATTCCATTGATACCTGATCTGGCCTGGTACCATTTTTAATATCATAATAAAGATAAGCATTTGCGTTATCAATTTCATCTAAATATGCTTTTACATTTCTATTGATATCAACAGAAGTAATTGTTGTTCCATCATCAACAAAAGCATATTGTATTATTGGAAATGATTTAAAAAAATTAATCATTATTGGCCTCCTCATTATAAGTATCTCCACCAGTATATGAAGATAATGAAGCAAGGTCTTGACGAGTAAGTACTTTTGTTTCTTGGAAAGTTAAAGTAATATCAACTTCAACTGGTGCTCCACCCTCGTGATGTAAATGAGATGAAGCATTGAAATTAGAACTAAAGTTTGTTAAAAAGCATTCATATATCTTAGGATAATATGGATTTTCTAAACCATTCGCTGTATGAAATGAAATACTAAATGTTGCAGGATATCCTAATAGATATCCGCCAGATCCACTTTCTCCAGTAGAAGAAGCTTCTGCATACATATTATTACGAATAAAATTTTGAATGTCTCGTATTAAAACAGAATCACTTTGTTTTTCAGCAATTAATTTAAATGTAAATGCATAAGTACGAATATTCATATTTGAGAAAGCAGCTGTAGTATTTGGATTTACTGCTAACCCTCTAACGTTAGCATTAATAGCTGCTATATTTTCTGCACCAGGAACACCAGCCATGCTTCCAACTGAACCTAATACTTTTGCTGTAAAAACAGATCTTAAATCACTATTGCCAGAAGCTGTTAAAGGTTTAATTGCTTCTAATACTTGATTACGCGTATTTTCTACGGCGTTATCTCCATCAGTAGCTGAAGCAATACCAGAAACGGCATTTGCTAATTCTCTACCAATTGGTCCCATATCAAAAGTAGCATAAGAAGCACCATCTGCAAAAGCAATATTACCTGGATGATAAAATGAAACACTTCCAATTTTATCACCGTGGCCACCATACTGATATTTGTTAGCAGTAAAGCGTATAAAATTCGCAGCATATGATTGCGATTGCAAATATTCTGGGTAGACGAAATTATCTGGTGCAGCCATGTGAGTCCTATAAATATAAATTAAGAATAACTACATATTATTTATATAGAATGGCTAAGACTTATAAAGGTAAATATAGAATAAAAAAACCAGAAAAATATAGCGGAGATCCATCAAAGGTTGTATATAGGTCTTTATGGGAACGGCAATGTTTTCGATGGTGTGAAGAAAGAGATGATGTAATATCTTGGTCATCAGAAGAAACAATTGTACCTTATCGTTGCAAAACTGATAATAAAATTCACAGATACTTTATCGATTTAAAAATTAAATTTAAAGGTGGAAGAATAGTATTAGTTGAAATAAAACCAGAAATTCAAACTAAACCTCCAAAAAAACCAGCAAGGCAAACCAAAAAGTATTTAAATGAGGTAATGACATACGTTAAGAATGAATCAAAATGGAAAGCAGCTAAACAATACGCTAATAATCGTGGATACCATTTTGAAATATGGACTGAAAATACTTTAAAGTCACTTGGTATTAAATTACTTACTGGTTAACCACCCCCTCCCCAAAGGCACTTTAATATTATATCACATAAAATACATTTTGTAAATCTTTCTTTTTTATATAAATAGATTTATGGCAAAATCATTATTCGACAAATATAGAGACGCAGCGGCAAAGGCCGGTGTTGAACCGCGTACGCAAGAATCGTACAAGTGGTTTATTGAAAAAATGAAAACTCTTAGAACAATTAATCGTACAACTGTTTTAAGAGATCCAAATTTAATTAAAAAGAATAAGCCATTAGCCGGTCGTATGTACATGTATTTTTATGATCCAAAGACAAAAGATACATTACCATATTACGATCGCTTTCCATTAATATTAATGGTTGGCCCTGCACCTGGCGGTTTTTATGGATTAAATCTTCATTATCTTGCTCCGGTATTAAGAGCTAAAATGTTAGACGGGTTGATATCTATCACGAATAATAAAAGATTTGATGAAACGACAAAAGTAAAATTAAATTATAATCTTTTAACAAGTGTCAAAAAATTAAGATGGTATGAACCTTGCTTTAAACGATATTTACTTACCAATGTAAAGAAACAAATGGTAATGGTTGAAGCCTCAGAATGGGAAACAGCCGTATTCTTACCAACTGAAGATTTTGCTAAAGCAAACAAAAGAAAAGTTTGGCGAGAGTCTAAGAAAATGATAGGAACAATTTAATGGAATATAGAAATCCAATATCATCTTTAAAGTCGAACATAGCTAGTCACGGCGGATTAGCTAGGGCTAATTATTTTGCAGTTACCTTTGTTGGCCCTGCTTCTATTTCGCCAAATCCATTTTTAATTAATACAATTATTGAATCTGCTCAATTACCAGGACGTTCTATTTCTACATTTGAGCATGGTATGATTCATCAGCCAACAAAACGTCCATATTCATTTATTAATTCAGACGTTACGCTTTCATTCTTGGTGACAAATGATTTTTATATTAAAGATTTGTTCGATAAATGGATGCGTTGTGTAATTAATGATTCAACAGGTAAAGTCTATTATAAAGATCAATACGCGTCAGATTTTACTATACATGTATTAGATAAAACACACGACATGGTATATCAAGTAAATTTAGAAAATGCATATCCAATCGATATATCTGTAATGGAATTATCTAATACTTCAGAGAATACTTTGTTAAGAGTGAATGTAACTTTAACTTATGATAACTACACATCTAGGTCAACATATTTTTCATTAGTTACATCATTACAGATGTTAAAAGATGCAATATCATTTCCAAATCCATTAATGCCAGGAGTTCCATTCTTTCCGTTTGGAGATTTAGGAAATCAAAAAGATGCATTAATAAATGGATTAAAAGCTGAGTTTAATTCTGAGATGGCTGCTATCTTAAATGATATCACATCACAATTAAGAAATAAAATATCACTAAATACAACATCAATTACGACAGCATTTAAAGGTGCTTTATTAGATACTAAGAGTTTAATTTCAAGTAAGATACAAAACATTTTTGGCGGATCAAATAGTAGTTTGAATGGAATTGTTGGAAAGGCACAAGGAACTGTAGACACGGCGGTTAACCGGTTATCTTCTGGTGCTAAATCTTTAATTGGATAAATTGTTATTCTATATTATAGGAGAATATGATGGCATTACCTAAAATTGCCGCGCCAAAGTACAATTTAGTTGTACCAAGCACGGGTGAAGAAATAAATTATAGACCTTATCTTGTAAAAGAAGAAAAGGTATTAATGTTGGCAATGGAAAGTAAAGATCAAAACCAACAAATTAATGCTTTAAAAGACGTTATAACTGGTTGTACTGAAGGAAAAATAAAAGCGGATAAACTTTCTATTTTTGATTTAGAATATATTTTTCTTAAATTAAGAAGTAAATCTGTTGGTGAACATTCAGATATTATGGTTAAATGTAATCACTGTGAAGCTAAAAATTCAATATCAATTAATTTAGAAGAAGTTGAAGTAAGCGGTGATTTACAAAAAGAATCAAATATTAAATTAACAGATACGGTTGGTGTTATTCTTAAATATCCTACAGTAAAAGGATTCCAAAGAACCCTTGGAAAAGATAAGAATAAAGATAACATAGAACAAGTAATGAGTACAATCACTTCAATGATTGATTCTATTTACGATGAAGAAGAAGTGTATATGGCTGAAAACGAATCTGAAAAAGCACTAGTTGAATTCTTAGAATCGTTAACTTCAGACCAGTTTAAAAAGATTACTGACTTTATGACTAATATGCCAAAACTAAGTCATGATATTAGTTTTGATTGTGAAAGTTGTAAAGAAAATAATCAAGTCGTTATTGAGGGACTACAGAATTTTTTCTGATATGTCTCTCTCACGACTCATTAGAGAATCATTATAAAACAAACTTTGCTATGATGCAGCATCACAATTATTCATTAACAGAACTTGATAATATGATGCCTTGGGAAAGAGAGATATATGTAGCATTATTAAACATGTATATCAAAGAAGAAAACGAAAGAATAAAACAAAAACAATATTCTCAGTGAGAGAGACGTAAATGGCAATACAAAGATCAGATTTATCAAAATCATTAGAAGCTTTAACTAAAAAAGTTGAAGCTGAGAACTCTGCTCAGCTTTTTGAAAAGTCAACAAATGATCTTGCGTTAAAACTAGAATCATTAGAAGAAAATTCTACGGATAATTCAAAAGAGTTAGCGCGACTATTTAAAGTCGCTATTGAAAAGATTGATAATCCTGAATCTTCTAGACAGGCTGTAACGGCTGCTAAAAAGCAATTGGAAAAGATTGACAAATTAGCTGGTACGGAAGAGCAACGTAGAGAAACAGAAAAGGCTAATAATGAACAAAACGATAGATTAGGTAAAATTGTAGAAGGCATAAAGGGTATGTCATCTCAATTATCCGAATTTGTTCAAGGTGCTAAGAAGGGAGTTGGTTGGTTAGCTGGTCTAGGCGCACTCGGTCTTTTATTCTTTGATCCTGAAACATTAGGTAACATGTTAACAGATGCTGTTAATTTTATTTTTGATACCATAGAAAGTATTCGTTTATTTTTGGAAGGTGATTTTTCTGGTGGATTAAAAAAATTAGAAGGACACTTTTTAGGATTATCGGTTGCTTTAGGTGGTATTCTTTTATTCTTTGGTGGTCCTATATTTAAAGTTTTAAGTGTTATCGGTAAACTTATAACAGGAGCCGGTAAAATAATTGGTAAATTACTTGGTATGGGTAGTAAGATCAAAGGTCTTGCTGCAGCAGGAGATGACGTTGCAAAAGGAGCATCGAAGTTTAGTAAGATAGCAGACTTCTTTAAAAACTTTGGTTCTAAGTTTTCTAAGTTTGGTAGTATATTTAAAACCGTATTAGGAAAGATTGCTTTGCCAATTACATTAATTATTGGAGTATTATCTGGATTAGAGCAAGCAATAGTAGGATTTAAAGAAGACGGTATAATTGGTGGTATAAAAGGTTTCTTAAAAGGAGCATTCGATTCTATTATAGGTGGACTATTAGATCTTATAAAAGATGGATTATCATGGGTACTTAAACTCTTTGGCTTTGATAATATTGCTGAAGTCTTAGATTCTTTTTCTTTTAGCGAACTATATTCGAATTGGGTAGATAAAGTATTTGAATTAGCAGGAAAAGTTTTTTCTTGGTTAGGAGAAAAAACTACTGCAGCAATAGAATGGATAAAAGAAAAATTTGAATTAGCAGGAAACGTTTTTTCTTGGTTAGGAGAAAAAACTACTGCAGCAATAGAATGGATAAAAGAAAAA